AAAATAAAATAAAATAAAATAAAATAAAATAAAATAAAATAAAATAAAATAAAATAAAATAAAATAAAATAAAATAAAATAAAATAAAATAAAATAATTAGTCTTCGATATCAGCAAGTTTTTTATAACATAATCCCATTTTGTATTGAGAATTGATATGATTTTCTTTTGCTGGTAAAAAATACCAGTTAATGGCTTTTTCTATTTTTTTTTGGTTTTCATAAATCATACCTATATTATAATATGCTTCAAGTAAACCATTGTGTGCTGCTTTTTTATACCATTCTAATGCTTTATCTTTATCGATAGTGCATTTACATTGAATACCATAATTGTAAAATGATGCTAATTCAAATTGACCATATTTATGACCTAATTCTGCTGTTTTTTTACAATATTCAAATGCTTTAGTTCTATCTTTTTTTACACCGTATCCAAAAATATAACATTCAGCAACTTCAAATAAAGCATCTGTATGACCGCTATCTGCTGCTTTTATATACCAATTAAAAGCAATCTTAGGTTTTTTTATCTCATTTTTATAATATTCACCTAATTGAAATTGACTTGCAGAATCATTTTTTAGTGCTTTTTCTAATAAATTTTTAACTTCTTCACTAGATAAACTCATTTTTTCAACTAAAACTACAAATTGTTTTAAAATTAAATAAGTCAATAAGTGTATTGAATTTTATATATAAATATAATTATTATATTTTTTTCAATTTTTTATAAAATATATATATAATCATATGATATTATAGATATTATAAGAGTATATAAAAATTGATATTTTATAGTTAATATATAATAAATATTAAAGTATATAAAATATAAATAATATTATTTAATAATTTTTATTATATAAAAATAGATATTTATATCTATATATTATAAAAGAGTATAAAACATTTTATATACTATAATTTATATACTATAATTTATATACTATAATTTATATACTATAATTTATATACTATAATTTATATACTATAATTTATAGTTCATACTTAACTATACTAAAAATGATACACTTAAATCAAAAAACTGGTGAAAAAGATAAAATATTAGAACTTATCAATAGTTCTATTAGTAAATCAGATTATGAATTAGAATGTTTATTTTATGATAATGTAATCAATAATAATAGTCCTAGAATTAATAATGATAATTTTATGTCATTACTAAAACGTTATAAAAATAATCCTAATTATATTTCTAATACAACTGAAAGATTAACTATACAATTACCTCGTGATAATGAAAAATTCAATAATATACGTATTTTAATAAAAGGGTCAGGAGCAATTAAAAACTATTGTAATAATGAAAATCTTAGTTTAATACGTAATAGTATTGATTTTGAATACAAAACTTCACCTAAAGGTTTAAATCGTGTTGCTATTCCTAATTATAATTTAAAATTTAATTTAAAAGAGGAACATAATTTTAATAATGATGAAGCACGTATTAATGAACTTTTACGAGAAATTAATGATATACCTAAAACATATAGATATAAAAAAATATTCTCATTTAAAAAGAAAACGAATGATTTTCAAATTGATATCAGTATCGTAAAAAATAGCACATTGCTAGATAATCATTTCTTAACAGTCAAAGAAATCATTGAACAAAACAAACAAAGAGATGTTGAAAAACCAAAAGATAGTAAAATGACCTTTATAAATTGGTGGAATTCTGTAAAAGATAAACCTACTGAATTAGTTAAAATAAAAAATTCAATGAATTATTTTAAAACGATAAAAGAAAGTAATGTATTTCATGAATTACCTCATTATGAAGTTGAAGTAGAATACATTAAAAATAAACACCATACTAATCCTACATTTAAAAATATGACTGACCGTAAAGATTATGTTCAAACCGAATTTGTAAATTTCTTTAAAGAAATTGGAACTATTTTACAATGTCTTCAAAATTCATTTTATATTTTAAGTAATGATGAATTATTAACTGTTAAAGACCAATTTTTAAAAGTTGTTGAAAATAGTATTGATGAGAAAATGCTTGAACACAATTTTANAGCACAACAAAAAGTGAGTAAAANTAAAACTAAATCTAAAACTAAATCATCTTTACCTAAACAAAAAGGAGGATATAGTGTAAGTGGTGTAAGTAGTGTAAGTGNTGNAAGTGATGGTGGTGATGGAAGTNNTNNTGATATGTATTCTTTAAATGAAGACAACGATATTAATTTTGAAGAAAAGATAAATGATGAAACCATTATGGCTGGAGGAACACAAATTGTTTCAGGACACCATACTATTGATGATGAAGATAATTCTAATATTACAAACTATAATGATGATATGAATGGTGGAGATAATAGTGTTATGAACGGTGGAAGGAAAAGTGTAGGCGGAAGTGATGGTGATGATAATGAAGGTAATGTTGATAATAATAACAATGATGATAACAAGGAAGATAATAGTGATGAAGATATGAATCAAATTGGCGGTGCTAAAAAACTTGCTGAATTGAAATATAAAATTATATCTAATTTAAAATATAATATTTTCTTTGGTCCTCTCATTGTTGATTTATTACATACAAATGCTGACCATATTCCACCTTCAGCCATTCCTGACCCAAGAATAAATACTAATATACATATTAATTATTTAGTCACTGACAAAACAGATGGTGACCGTAATTTATTATTCTTTAACGAACAAGGTAAAGCCTATGGTATAAGTCGTGAGACTACATCACAAATTAAATATTTTGGTGTTACCATACCAGCACTCGCCAATACTATTTTAGATGGTGAATATATTAGTCGCTCTTATGAAAATAAACTATTAAATCATTTTTACATATTCGATTCTTATATTTACAAAGGAGAAAATGTTATAATTAAACCATTCTTATTTAGTAAAAAAGGAGGTTCTAATGGTAGATATGATACTATATTAAATAGTATTAAAGCATTTACTGAAAGCACTAATATTACACAATTAAATAGTAAATTACCATTCTTATTATTTAAAAAAGAATATATGTTATCAGATACACCAGAAAGATATGAACGTGCTATGCTTAAAGGCAAACCATCACTTATGAATGAAAATTGTAAAAATATACTTAATAAAATGAATGTTCGATATGGTGGCTTATTAGATGTCGGGCATCTTTTTCCTTATAAAACAGATGGGCTTGTTTTTCATCCTAATAATTTAGCAGTATTTCAAACAACGATGGATAGTTATATTGCAAATCCATTTGCTTCAAAAGGTAAAAGATGGAATAATAATTATAAATGGAAAGCACAAGACCATCTTACAATTGATTTTAAAATTAAGATTATTAAAGATATAGAAACAAATAAACCAGCCTATTCTTATTTTGGTGAAAGTAAATATGTTAAAATAAATTTATTAACATCTATTTATCATACACCAAATGCTAGAAAAGACCACAATAGATTAAATTTCTATCTTATTAATTCTGGTAGAAAATTATCTAATTTACCAAGTGAAATGAAATTTTTATCAACAACGCCTTTTATTGGTTCGTATGATAATGAAGGAGATGAAACAAATCAAATGGGAGAAGCCTATTTTAAAGTTGATGGTAATGATAATATTATTTGTAGTGATGGAAGTATTATTACAGATAATGTTATTTGTGAATGTGCTTATAATTTAAGTAATGATATTGATTATAGATGGGTGCCTATACGTATTAGAACAGATAAAGATAAACCTAATGCTTATCTTACCGCAAATGCCGCATGGATGTTAATTAATAATCCTATTACTAAACATAAATTAATTAGTAATGATAGTGGTATTGAACGTGGTAGTGGTGGTCGTGCTAGTGATGGTCGTGGTAGTAATAGTCGTGATATAAAAGAGACGAGTGCTCTTATTGAAAAAGAATTAAAAACAAAAGATTATTATAGTGCTCTTGATAAAACTAATTTATCTGCGGGACCTTTAAATAAATTCAATAATTTTGTAAAACGCTATTTAATTAATAGAGCATTAACAGGTTATACTAAACCAAATGTTATTGATTTAGCAGTAGGTGAATTTGGTGATTTAGATAAATACATTAAAAATGATGTAAATCATGTATTAGGTATTGATATTAATGAACATAATCTTAATAATTCAGAGAAAGGTGCTGCAACACGTATTATGGAACAGACTTTATTACATAATAATTCTCAATATTCTAGATTTGCTGATAAAGTTATTCTTATTAATGGAACTGTTACTAAAAATATTGCCAATGGTGATTGTGTATTTGATAATCTTAATAAATATTATTTAGATGTTTTATATGGTAGAGCAAAAGGCAATACTACTAAATTACGTAAAATGGAAGGTGTTGGATTAGATGGTTATGATTTAATTACGTGTATGTATGCTATTCACTATATGATGAATGATGAAACCTCATTAGATAATTTTCTTAGAAATGTTAGTGAAAATTTACTCGACCAAGGTTATTTTATTGGCACTTGTTTAGATGGTATAGAAATATTAAACAAAATAGGTAATCGTAGTGAAATTAAAGGTGAAGTTAATGGTAAAAATGTATTTTATATTAAAAAACTCAGTGATGATGACGATGATTATAAAACAATTACTGTTGGAAATAAAATTGAAGTTTTCTTTGAAACATTTGCTACTCCTTTTACTGAAAATTTAGTAAGCATCTCTTATTTAGAAGAAAAAGCAAAACAACATAATCTTAAATTAATAGAATTTAGAGGGTTTTTAGATGAACCTGGTAATATGCTTTCAAAATTTGCTACCGATGGTAATAAAATTGCAATGGAAAATGCTAAAAAAATAAAAGAAGAGGACGCACTTATGACTTGGGCTAAATTCAATAGTTATTTCATCTTTCAAAAAGTAAGAAGTGATGAAGAATTATAGTTAGATTAATTATATATTATTATATTAATTATAGATTATTATATTAATTCATATTTTTTACTTATTTTTTATTTTTTTCAAAAAAATATAAAACAAAAATTATAATTTTCATTTTTTAAAAATATATCATTTTACACATTTCTATTTTATACATTCTAATACTTTCTATTAATTTACTTATTAAACATATAATATAATTATTTTTTTTTTGTAATAATGTTTTATAATCATTATTATTTATTAATTCTAATAAATTTAAAATAGTATCACATTGTTCTATATTATTTTCTATGATTGTCATTTTTTCTAATGTAATTAAATTATTATTATTATTATTAATTTTTTTTATATTTATTATATATAGTTACTAAAATATAAATATAAGTTATAAATATTTAAAAAATTTAAGAGTAAATGAATTGTTTATTAGCAGAAGATAAAGAAAATTATTTAAATAAAATAAATAAATTTTATAAATATGATAAATTAACACTGGAAATTATGAATTCTAAACAAATATGTAGTTATGATTATACTAATAATATTAAACAAATTAATAATAAAGATAAAAATAAAATAATTGATTTATTATATAAAATATCTATATTTTTAGATGATAATAATATAGAATATTGGTTAGATGGTGGAACTTTATTAGGTGCTGTTCAAAATAATAAATTTATTCCATGGGATGATGATATTGACTTAGCAATACCACAAAAATCATATGGATTATTATATAATATTATGTTAAAATTACCAAAAATTAAAACTAAAAATCAAATATATTATATTTCACAAAAATATAAACTTAAATTTTATTGGAGTTCTCATTTTTTTAATAAATCTAAAGATAAATCAATATATATATTAAATTATCCATCAATGTTATTTGTTCAACATTCAAATTTTAATTTACCTTATAAATGTGATTTAATACTATATATAAAACATAATAATAAATATACAACAAATTATCCACCATGGATTAAATTTGGTTTTAATAATAAAGATGTGTATCCATTAAAACATATTAAATTTGAAAATCATTATTATAAATGTGTAAATAATCCAATACCATTTTTAAATAATGGTTATTGGTTTTGGAAACATATTGGCGTTGCATCTCATGCTCATACTAAAAATTTAAAAAATAATAGAAATAAACAAATATATTTTATATTTCCAAATAAATATATAAAAAAATTATCATTAAAAAATATAAAACATATTTCAAATAAACATAAAAAAACAATAAAAAATAAATCAAAATAAAATAAAACAAAATAAATTATAATAATTTTGTAATCTGTTTTATACCTAATTTTTGATTATGTAAAATAATATTATAATAATATTCATTTATATGTTTTGTTTCTAATGAATTAATAATATTATATGCTTCATTTACTTTTTTATTTTTAGCAACATCTATATTTTTATATTTATAATAAATATCTTTAATTTTTTTATATACTTTTTCACATTCTTCATCATTTTCTTTTTTATATTTATTAGGAATATTAAAATCACTATTATAATAATAATTCATATCTATATTAATACAATAACTATCTGGAACAACTAAATCTATAAAAGATTTATAATGTTCATCTATTTCATTACTTTTATCAATAATAGTTTTAACTCTAACATTTATTATAAATGATTTTGAAAGATATAAATATTTTAATCTTGTAGACCAAGGATAATGTCCTGGTAAATTTAAATTAAATTTATAATTTTTAAATACTTTAACACTTTCATAATTACTTGAAGTTAAAAACTTATAATTCATTATATGTTTAAACTCTACATCATTTTCTTTTTCTAATTTCTGCATAATATAACTACGTAAATTATGATTTGTTGATGTTGTATCTGCACCTTTAAAAAATATTTTATTTATTTTGGTATCAGTATGTGTCTTATGCGTTGATGTTTCAAATAGTTTTTTTTGTTGTTTCCAATATAAACCATCCGTTGAATATCTTTTTATTTCATTTAGATAACTAAATGTACTATCTGGTATTATTATATAATTTTTATTTTTAGGAGCAGCATATAAACAAATTGGTATAATTTTATCAATATTTTCAATTTCATAAATAAATCTATCTGATATCCACATTAATATACATGTATCTATTTTTTGTGTTTTATGATTTATATCTATCCATTTACATAAATCTAACATATATTTCTGTAATATTATAATTCTAGAATCATTAGGTATTTGATGTTTATTAAAAATATTATATTTTGTTTTAGTTATAATATTTTTTGTAGTATTAGTTATATTTATTATAACTAAATTTGTTTTATATTTATTATGATATATTTTATGTTCTTTATAAATTATTGAATGTAGTAATTTAATATAAGTTTCTTTATTAAAAGTAATACGTGAATACACTTCATTTAGTTCTTTTTTAAGTTTATATATTATTTTATTGGTAATATTTATATTAGTTTTTTTTACTTTTTTAGTTTTATTAGTTATTTTATTTTTATTTTTATTTTTAGTTATTTGTATTTTTGTAGATTTATATTTTTTTATCATTTTAACTATTTATTATTATTTATTATTATTTAGTAATATATTTATATTTTTATATATTTATTATTTTATATTATAAATAAGTATTAAATAGTGGGTCATATAATGAGCCCATATATAAAAAAATTACACTATAAATATACTAATTATATTAAATATTACACCTAACATATTATGACTTATATAATGATACTTATCCAGAAGAATTTGTTATTCAAGTTCAACATATTTGTGAAAAATTATCATCTAATTATGTAAATTCTATTGAAAGAATTATTTATTATGTAGATAATATTGATGAATTAGGAAAAGATTATCAAAAAAATATTGAAAGTTATATTGCTGAAAAAAAATGAAGATTGAATTAAAAAATATAAACCTTTGAAATTAGATAAGAAATTTAATTTATAGAATTGTATTATTTGTTTAATAACTTTATTACTATTTATTATTTATTTTATTAATGATTTTATTATTTAGTTCATTATTTTAATATTTACTTTATTATTTTTTTAATAAACATATTCGTAATACAATTTTTCATTTAACGGTATTTGATTTTCAACCTCCTGATTATATAAATGAATCCAAGGTGCATCTTGTGGATTTAATAGATTGATGTTTATAGTTTCATTATAATTAAGAATAATATCATCTCGAAAATCTTTCCATAATTTAAACTCATTTATACTAATATAATCACTCCATTTGTATTTTACCATAGCATTGTTTGTAATTAACCATTTGTTCCCAATAGATATATCAAATCCAGGCTTATAATCAATAAATTGTAAATTACACCCGCACTTACACACGTATATGTTATCAATTACTTTATTTAAATTTACATTTGTGTTGTTAAAATCATTTACTTCTGTCATTTTCTTATTATTATGCTATTATTGTAAAGTTTTTTTATTTCTAAAATAAATAAAATATAAATCAATTTTTATTAATCATATAAAATACTATTTACTAAACCATATTTAACTGATTGTTTTGCTGAAAAAATATATCTTTTTTTAAAAATATTATTAATTATTTCAGAAGGTAATTTAGTATAAGTTTTTAATATTTTATAAATTAATTTTATAAACATTTTAGTATTATATAATACGTCTCCTAGTTTCATCCCACCTTCATTAATATTTACAAAATTTATTGTAATAAATGCGTAATGATATATAAATGTTTTATGACAAAATAAAGATAATAACATAGGAATTTCTGACATAGGTCCATCAATAATACTAATTGTTGGTATAGGACACATACTTAAAATATTAATTATAGGTAAAATATGATAAATATTATTAAATTCGCCTAAATCTGAAATATGAAATATAATTGGTTTAGAACCACCTTTACTAATAATAGAATTAATATTATTTTTTTTTGTTTTATTGTTATTATATATTTTATGTTTTTGTATTATATCTACTAATTTAACAACTATTTCAAGTGATTTTGTAAAAGTATTTTCCATCCAATAACTTTCTCCATAAAGATATATATTATTAA